CCTCAGATTCCACAGATTCCAATTACCGGAGATGCAACAAAGAAATATTCAACATACTACGATAAGGTTAATGATATTCATGCAGAAATGAGGAATCTTGTAGAAACAAGACAGGATTGTATTGCATTATTTGATGTTCCATATGATTATGATACAAGTCTTATTGTCGATTATTCTGGAATGTTAAATACTTCTTATGGTACTATCCATCATCCGTGGTGTTGGGTACAACATCCAACAATTGCTAATAAGCAGATCAGAATGGCTCCATCCTATATCTTCCTTTACACATTCTTATCTAATCTGATTGACAATGTTGATTCTCAAAAGTGGTTCCCACCAGCTGGTGTTAAGAGAGCTACTGCAAGAGTTGTAAAGCGTCCTGATTATGAGATCGGTTCTGTTATCCTTAATATGTGGCAGAATGATAATATTTCCAGAGTCAACCCGATTATGAAGTTAAAGCAGTACGGATATGTTATCTACGGTCAGTACACTACTTTACAGGCAATTGATCTTTACACACATTCTGCATTAGAGAGCCTTAATGTAAGACTTATTTCAAATGTTGTTAAGAAGAAGATATTTGATGTTTGTCTTAACCTTGCATTTGAGCCAAACACTTCTACACTCTGGTTGAAGTTCTTTGCTCAGATGGATGAGTTCTTACGTTATATGAAGTATAATGACGGTGTGTATGATTATAAGATCAAGATGGATGAATCTACTGTCACAACGGATGATATCAACCACCTGAGATGCCCTGGTAAGGTATGGATCGCACCTACAAGAACAGCAGAATTCTTTGATATTGATTTCATTATCACAGAAGCTGGCGCACTGTTCCCAGAAGACTAATCAGAAGGAGAGTGAAACTATATGGCAAATATTGCAAATGCACCACTTCATCTTGGTGCTTATCATATGATTGGTGATGATAATTGGGAGCCTCAAAGAACGAATAACTTTGAAATACAGTTTCCTAACCTTGGTCAGCTAACCAGTATTGATACAGGTTTGGCACTTCCGGGTAATGCGAGTGATCTATTAACACTTTCTGTAAAGAGTGTTTCATATCCGTCTACTAACATTGATAAACTAACTGTTCAATATGGAAACAACTCTGTAAACTATGCCGGAAAGCCTACATATGGTGATGTGGAGATTGTTGTTAATGACTTTATTGGTATTCAGACAGAAAGAATTATCATGGCATGGAGCAAGCTCGTTTACAATCCGAAGAATGAGACAGTTGGTTGGGCAAGTCAGTATAAGAGAGATGGATATCTTTTAGAGTATTCTCCTGACGGAACAGTTGTTAGAAGAACACAGCTTCAGGGATGTTTCCCCGGAACAGTTTCTCCCGGTAACTTCGATAACGAGAATAATTCTATTAGAGAGATCTCAGTGACATTCTATGTTGATGTGGCAATCCCACTTGACTGATAGTTTGTTAGATTTATTATGAACAATGGGTGCTAAGTAAAGATTAAACTTAGCACCCATTTATACATTTTAAGGATATTTGAACTATAAATATACAGTTTTTAGGTAACTGTAAACGGAATCTTATATGTTTATTTTGGAGGAAATAAATATGAGTAATCTTATCACAGAAAATCTAGTATTACCTAGTGCTTCCACTCATCTTTATGGAAGTAATTTTGACGGTCACATAACGCTTAGAGCTATGACAACAGATGAAGAAAGAGTAAGACTTAGCGGACAATCTTTCTTTGCTACCATGTCAAGAATTGTAAATGATTGTATTGTAGATAATAAGAATCCGGACGGAACTTATAAATTAGACAGTACATCCCTTACAGATTTTGATTTCTTTGCTGTATGTGTCAAACTTAGGATTATGTCTTATGGTAAGATGTATAAGACAGTATGTACTTGTTCTAAGTGTGGTCATCAATTTATTAAGAAGGTTGATTTATCTGATCTTACCTATAACCTTGTTCCGGAAGATTTCTCAGAGCCTTATGAAATCGGACCTCTGCCGTCAAGTGGAGATACATTAGGTTGTAGATTTCTTAGAGTGAAAGATATAATCGACATTGAAAAGAAAAAAGAAATTCTTCTAGCAAAGAATCCAGACTATGTAGGTGATCCCACATATAACATGGAGATGGAAAGAAGAATTATGACTGTAAACGGTCAGGATATGGACTATATCAAAGCAGAAGATTATGTTCATAAAATGATTGCTATGGATAGCTATGTATATCATGATAAGATTGATAAACATGGATTTGGTGTTATTAGAGTGAACTTTACAAATTGTGAAAGTGCTCTTGGTTGTGATGGAAGTGCTTATTGGGTGTTGAAGCCCGACAGGGAGTTTTTTCGACCCTGTTTTGATGATTAAAGGCAGACCGTACAGTTCTTTACAATATGAAGATATATTGAAAGAACAACTTTTAATCGCTTATTTATCTAAAGGTGCTATAACAATCACAGAGACAAATAATATGCCAATAAATGATAGAAAAATTCTTCTACATACACTTCAACAAGCAGAAGAAGCTAAAAGAAAACATATGGAAGAATTGAAAGAAAAACAAAAATATAATAAGTTACGAAATAAAAAATAATGGTGGTGAGGTTTAATGCCTGATATCAATAATAATGGACAAGGAAATCCGATGAATGGTGGGTACAATGGCGGAAATAACCCTACCGATATACTTTCTACAATCACACAAACCTTGACTCAATCATTAGGATCAGTAGAAAGACAACTGCAAAATATATCTACGCAGCTCATAAATTTGAATGGGCAAACAACACAGGCAAATAGGAATAGCCAGAATTTTATTCGTAACTTCACGGGAAATAGACGTTCTCGTGGTATGGCATATCAAGAAAAAACATTAAATAATTTATATAGTGAATTAAAAAAATTAAGAAATGACACAAAGGTATCTACAATTGGTAATGGTTACGGTAAGGGTATTGATGGAGCTATTGCATCTGGGTTCAATAAGATACAGAAGAAGTATCAGGAATCATTAAATAAGATACAACAAAAACTTCAAACAGATTCAAACATACAACAATTGCAACAACTTGTAACCAGAACAGCACAAGGCTTGGAACGTGTACGACAACAAAAAACACAGGCAGAACAATCTGGAAATACCACAGAAGTACATAGGTTAGAACAAATAATACAAAGTAGAGAAAATGCACTAACACAACAACAGCAAAACCTTGATTCGCAAATGGCTAGATATACACAACAAATGGAAGATGCCTACGAAGAAAATTCAAGAGCCGTACAAGCTCTACAACAAAGCTACGAAGCATTAAATGAAGTTAATTCAAAATTATCAGGTGCTTACTCAGACTTATCTTCTATATCTCCGGCTTTTGCAAACTTTATTGAAAATCAGGATAAACTTTCAAAGAAAGATCAGTATAAAGAAGCTGTTAATAAGGCTATCGAGGTTGTCACAGAATCAATAACACAACTAGAAGAAAAAATAGCTTCTCTAAGTGATGAAGATTCAGAACAAAAAGAGATACTTGAAAAACAGCTTAAAAATGCAAATGAGCAAAAAGATTATCTTAAAAATCTAAAACCGATAAAAGATAATACAAGACAAATGTGGACATCACTAAAAGATGTTGGTGGAGCAGTTATAAAAGGTGCTTTAACTGGATTAAAGAACAGTCTTGAAAATAGATATCTTGATACATATGCCGAAGGATTCCAAAGAGTATATGATTCTGTAGAATCTACAAGAAATGAAATTTCCGCAAGACTGAGATTTAATCAAGGTCAGTTTGATGATATGCAAAATAACATTCAAGCTGAGATAAAAGCACAAGGTCTTGAAGGAGCTATTTCATTAGTAGATGTTAATGAAGCCGTGCAAGGTCTTGTAGCTGCTGGTATTACAGATCAAGAGACTATTGAAAAACTTGCTTTTGAACAAGCTAAGTTAAAATATATGGGAAGTCCTTTTGATCTTCAAAATGAAGGAAACCTTTCCTACATCATGAGTGAAATAAACAAAGGAACTGATATAGACACTATTGTTCAAGGTTTTGAAACATTATCTGCTACTGCAAGAACATTAGGAGAAGAGTATGGAAACACAATGGCTCTTGCTAATGGTGGCGCACAAACAACACTAAGTCAGATATTTTCAATGGGAGAAGCTGCCGGAAAAAGTTACGAGCAGATAATATCAGATGCACAAGATGCAATGATATCCCAAATGAGTTTGGCATCATATAATGTTTCTTCTGATTTATTAACATCAATGCTAAAAGAAATACAGGAGCAAAATATTAGCAGTACATCTCCATTTAATCAATACTTATTGCAACAAGGTTTAAGTGCTGATACAATGAGATATCTTTCTGTTGGTGAACAACAAGATAAACTTGTAAGAGCTTTACAAGAAGCTACTGATCAAGGAGGGGAAGTTCCAAACTGGCTAAAGCCTTTAATGGAAACATGGGGTATTGGAGCACAATATACCGATATTGCAAATTTTCTACAAGGTGCAAAATCTCAAAAAGGAATACAAACATCTAATACACCACAACAGCAAAAAGAAATAGAAAAACTACAAAAAGAAGATCAAGAAGCAATGCAAAAAGCATTGTATAAATCTCAAACAGAAAAAGTAAACACAGAATATGAAAATAAAATGACAGATTTAGCACAAAATGCAGAACATTTCTTTGAGGGCGATACTATTTTTATGTCACAAATAAATAACATAAAAAATGGTATTGATTCTATTATTGATATTCTTGCTACTTTTGCATGGTCTTCTATAACTGGTGGAGCTAGAGGATTATTTGGTGGTGGAGGTGCTGGTGGAGCCGGAGGTACTGGCGGTGCCG